GCTGGCTAAACATACCTATTTGTGGCTGTTGACTAAGCCCCAAACTTACTGACTGTGGCTGACTCATTACTGGCACTTCTTCATAACCACCCATATCCTCATTATATCGGTAAGAATTAACCCCACCTGTAATAGGATTAGGAATCAACTCAGGCTTACTTGGCTTTAACATATTATTACGGTTTTTTATTACCGTTTGAGCATCTTTTATAGACATCCCATTAGCTACAAGCGCTGCTAGCGTTTCTTGTGGTTTATTATATTGATGTTCATTAATTACATCTATTTGCTGCAAAGCTTGTTTTTGTTTGATCTCTTGAGCTTTTAGCTTTTTTAATTCCTCTTCTTGCTGAGCTTGCTTATCTAAAATACCCTGAGCAGAATTACCTAAACCTTGACTAAAAGCAGCGCCAAAACTTTGCGGTGTCGTACTCCATTGTCCTGCAGCATTCAAGCTTTGTGCTAACGGTAAAAGAGCCATTAACGAATTGTCACCAAAACCTAAACTATTTTGGCTGTCTTGAAATAATCCTAACATTTTATTACCTACTTAAATAACCCTAATAATTGCGGCACTTGCCTCCAAGCCTGCATATTTTTAGGTTGTTGATACGCTGCAGATCCATTTGGTTGACTAATACTACTTTGGTATAAATTACTGCTCTGCAAAGTATCCAATTCAGGCCTATTTTCCATAGCTTGTTGCTGGGCATTTACTTGCGCTACTGGCTGTTGTGTATTTGCATTATTACCAAACAAGCTACCTGGTGTATTAGTGCCCAATAAATAATTACGCCTATCAATAATAGGCTGCATACGTGCATTAAGATAATCACTTGATACACCCTTACCCCTTAGTCTCTCTAACTGCTGCTGAGCTGCTGCCAACCCAGCTAAATCATGATTATTATATCCCCAATTACTTAACATATTTGCTCTCCTTTAAAATAAACCACCTAATAAGCCTAAACCGCCACCTATAGCAGCTCCCCATGGACCACCTATACTAGCGCCTGCTGTAGCACCACTCAAAGCACCACCTATAGCCCCCGCTCCTTTATTACGATAAATAGGCGTGTTCTTTGCAGAACTGCTATATTGCCCACCTATACCATTTACAAAGTTCATATAATCCTGCAAATTCTGATATGGTAAATCTTGCGCAGCATTATAACGCCCCATATCAGCATTGATTAAATCCTGCGCCCGTTGCTGTTTTTGTAACCCTACATCTTGCAGCATACCTATATCGTAATAATCTTCTCTAGCCATTTGAGGGGCTGCCATAGCCGCTTGTTGCTGCCTGGCTCTTTCATTGCCATAATCTTGGTAAGATAAATTAGTAGCATTATCAGATAGCTGATTTGCTAAATTACTTTGTGCCTGATTATGTAATCTTGCATGTACATTACTACCATACCTGCCAGATTTAGCTGATGCCGCATCTATACTAGGTGCTACAGCGTTGCGGTAATTATCTACTACCTCACGATTTGCAGTATCTATAGCACCACTTAAATGCGGATTACTATTTAGGTAATTACCCTGCAAAGTACCCATCATATTATTTTGCGCCTGTGCAGTTAAAGGTGAGCCAAACGCAGCTCTGTTAGCTTGCATACTACGTGCCATATCAATCTCTGGCGTTTCATCTGCGATAGTATTATTGCCATAATATTGCCTACCACCCTGATTATATAAATTAGCTGCTTGCTGCATGCCCGTTTGTAAATGCGGCTGTGAACCTACCCACGGGTTTGTTTCTTGCGTTACTGTTTGATTTTTACTTTGACTTCCCATTTAAAACTCCTTCTCTAAAAATATATGTGTCTGCTTCCAGTCTAAAAACTTATCCCAGCCTTTGCGGGCTATAGTTTCAATCCCATCACAATTATTAGCTTTAGCCCAGCCCTCTAATTCCTTATATAGGTAAATCCATCTCCTAAAATTATAGCCAGTTACTATGTTAACTTTTGCGTATTTTTTGCGGCGTGTGCTGTAAATCTCAGTTACAATAACACCGTAAATTTTATTATTCTCCATGCATAGCCATAGCTGCATATCACCACTGCGCAAATCATCTTCTATATCTTGCGCTATCATACGCCCATTCATGGTAACGCATGCCTCAGCTATATAGCCTTCAACACGATCCCAGTAGCTATCAAGCTCCGCTCTTTGTATTCCAACTAACTGCATCATATAATTACCCAGTTAGTTCCATTACTACATAGGCTAACACTGCCATAACTTGCACTTATAACCTTACTAACTGCACCATCAATTAACTCCCCATTTGTGTTGATAATAATATTATTACTATCAGCCTGCCCAGCTACATCCTTCGCAACAAACAAATTAGTCTTATCAATATCAAAGCAGCTAGATGCATCAGGCAGAGTAATTGTTACAGCTCCATTTGCGCTATCCACTCCTATGACGTAATCATCTATTTTTACATCATAATCAGAGTTTACTGCTTTATATTGGTAAAAATTACCCGCAATATGTAAATCCCTTAAACGCTTAAATAGGCTTATATCTTTAAACCTTATTTGCGTAATACGCCGTAACCACTCAGCTGATGGCGGCTTACCTTGTGGTAGGGGGTAATTATCTAAGTTCCCAATCATCTTTTACCTACCTTGTAACCTTCTACATCCATACCAAGAGCAAATTTAAAGCCGTCAGTTATGGTTAGTTTGACTCTATGGTATCTCTTATTACTTCTAGTTTTAGCAACACCTGTAGATCTTACATTTGCAGGCGCTTTATATGCATGCTCCTCACTTTGTAAGTTTCTACCACCAACCTCAACTGAGATACTGCCAGCACAATCAATTAATGGCCTCACAGCTTGTAGCGAGGTTCTAAATCCAGGCGTTAACTCAAACTCCCCCGTTTCAACTTGTGCAACTAAATCATTACCACTAAAGCTACATAGTTTATTATCAGTATTAAAAGCACTAAATAAAAAGCTTCCCCCTTTCCATGTATTACTGTCCAAACTCTCTGTAATACTATCTATGTCAGTGCTGATACCATCTAAATCTTCCAAGGTATAGCCTATATGCATACCACGATAAATAAACTGCACATCAACTTCAGCCTCACTCCACTTATTTAGCGTATAGTTATAAATAAGTAGCTTATCAGGCTGGCCATCTATGGCATTTTGTGAGGGGTAGCTCCATATTACTAGCTTGTTAATTGGGTCAACTGCAGCACTAACTCTATACCAATATGTACTGTCATATTTTTCTAAAAAATCCTTATCAATTTTATTATCACCAATTGGATAGCTCTGATTGCCATCAAACATGTAAAATCCATCTTCAGCTTTATAAAAAACACGCTTACCAAGAGCTACCACACTACCTGGTATTACTGTACCTCTAATATTTTCTATTTTTACAAACTCAAATATTAGTGGAGTGCCTACATAGCGCATTACCCTAATAGCGTTTTGCTGGATAATTACCCCATACTCACCACCAACAATACCCATAATGCGGCCACCATCTGGCAGTGTTTGGCTACCTGCTTGTGTAGTTGCGCTAGCTTGCCAAGTAGTAATATCTTCTAATCCACTCCAATGTATAGTCTGCTCATCTGCTGCGACTAAAAAGCCTGGATCAATCGCTGCTAAATAACGTATATCACTCGGTGGATTACCCCCTAAGTCAGCAAAGTTAGAACTAACGCCCATCTGATAGGATTGCAGCGAGTCATTATAATTAGCTGCTACAATATAATCACCAAATTGCGCAAAGTTCCAAACCTCCTCCTGCCCTGTAGAATACCCTCCAGTTTTAGATATATCACTAAACCCGCTAACACCTAGCTTATATAACTTACCAGCATCCGCAGCAAAACTATGTGTTTGCCCAATACTACTAGATGCTGAATACCCACCTCTAGCTCTATTATCCAAAGCATCTGTAAAAGGAGTTAGCCCATTTATACTTCTATAGCCACGATCAATAGGAAACACATTTAACGCTGTGGTTGCTCCAACATTATTAAGCGCAGCTTGATCTGGCAACCACTCACCTAAAGCTATTCTCATACTACCCCCTCTATATTCGTGGTAAGCAATGATCCATCTATCTGGCTATAAATCTCTTCACTTCTAGCATCTTCAAGTGCTGCCTCGTAATACCCCTTCCATATGGCAATTTTGCTATCATTTTCTATAAAAGGTACACACTCCAGCAATACTGCATATAAAAATATATCAGGGTAAACTGATAACAGCTCGTTACTTTCATTAGAGAGCGATAATGCTGTTGGCTTTCTATAATAAGTAATGGTTAAATCAGAATTACTATTTGTTGTTAGTATCTTTACCTTACCTTCATCAATCGTATAAAAATTACCATAACTTACCGTATCAAAGTCGTAGATACTTAAATAAACTAAATTGCAATCCCCAACCTTTAGTCTCTTAGCCGATATAAAATTACCCGGTAAATCAACGCTGCCATTTACTATACTTAATATACTTACAACCTCATTATGACGAGTTTTTAAAGCTCTATAAATACGTGCTTCAGCCAAACTAATAGCACGATCAATTTGGCTATCTATATCATCACGATCTAAATAGTCCTTAACCGCTGTTTTTAAGCTAGTAAAGGTGGTTATTGCTGTCATGTTACTATTTTACTTTTACCCTTCTAGGAGAGGTTCTAAATGCTCTAAAGCTAGGGCTATTAAGTACAAACTCTAAATGCTTCTCATTGCCCGCAGCTAATATATCAATGCCAGTTCTGTTTTTGATCTGCTCTACCACTATCAGCGGGATTCTGGCATCTAGCTCAACATTACCTGCTTTTTTAGTTGGGCTGTAATTATTATACATCTCCTGGCATTGCCTAATTATAGGCTCAACATCCTGCTCAGAGGCAATAGTAACCCTATCCTCCACCTCATCATAGTGGAGAGTATCTTTGCGCTCTATCATAGTAAATTACTAAGCTATTAGGCCAACTACACCGTCTTTTTTAGTAGCAGCATCAACAATAATGCCATCTTGCTTACAGCCAGTAAAATTGCACCAGCGTATGTCTGTGCCGCTAAAATCACTATCGCTTATATCTGACCCACTAAAATCTACCCCTTGGCAAACTAGCCCCTTAAAATCACTACCAGCTAAATCTAAATTAGTAGCATCAACACCGCCACTACCATTAGTGTTTTTAAGCTGCTTTTGTATCGCTACAATTACAGTATCCTGCGTAGCCTTCTTAAGCTTTGCTGGCGCAGCATTAACGATAGCTATATCTTCAACTACTGCCTCAGCAGGTTTAACCTGCTGTTTATTATGTTTACTCTTGTTTTTAGACATTTTTGTTCTCCTTTATTTTATTAAATCTCCAATAGCAGATAAAAGCAGACTGATGCCGTAGCATGCAGAAACAAATAATATAGCAAAGCCAATGGCTGTTTTATAAAGCTCCTGATCTTCTTTAGACATCTTGCTTAATAGTCCCTTCATATCTTGATAAATCTTTAAATATATGTTACTCATTTTTTATTATCATATTGAACCTCGCCATATAGGGTTGCTGCCCTGGCGAGGTTTTTCTTTTTTACAGGGCAACTATTACGGCTGCGACTGCAAAACCCGATGCAAGTATCAAAGGAACAGCTAATATGCTGTAAACAATATGCTTAGCTAAGCGAGCTTTCTGCTCTTTATCTAAACACTCTATACATCCCAGCAATGCTTGCATAATCAATTTCGTTATGTTAATTTTCATCTTAATTCTTAATGTTAACCCTCGTCATTGGATTGCACTCCTGACGGGGGTTTTTTATTACCTCAAAGAAACATTTTAATGACCTCTGCTAACGCCTGTACTCCAGTAGCTAATCCCTGCACTAAATAAGTAAATGCTACAGATAATAAAAGTATCCCCAGTGCCTTAGATACAAAAAGTAGATCTTTACTAGTCTCTTTGTTTTTTAGTTCTTTAATCACTTCCAAATAAGTTTTAATCATGTTATTTTTGCCTATCAATTAATCTAAAACCTCGCAGGCTTGCCGGCCTTATGCGGGGTTTTTTATTGCCTAAAACTAAAAGGGGTAGCAAATTAGCCACCCCTTAAAGTTATTAGCCAAACAAGGTTTATAAAGTAGCATCCAAGTCGGCCACAATACCATGGCCAGCCTCATTACATACCTCTAATGTACCCTCACAAATAATAGCTTTTCTGGTTGAATCGCTATCTTTACCAGTATCATGCACGCTAGTTTTACGTAAATATGCTTTTTTGATCATACCTGGATTTACAATAAGCAAATTACGATCACGCATATGCAGTGATGTCATCACTTTTAACGTACCAAAATCACTTGTGTAAATATCCACAGCTGAGTTTATCTCTGCATCTTTAGCAAGCGCAAAGCGTGTTTGCCCTGTAGCTCCACCTAAACCAGTTATTGTACTAAACTTACGGCGCATAGCTGGCCTAGCAAACATATGGCTAGGAGCCTCACCAGAGTTTTCATAAATACTCTGACATACATCTAATACTAAATCCTCATTTAGCGCACGCTGCGTACCATCTGTAGCTGCTGTAGTACCTAAACCACCATTGCTACCACCAGTACCACGGCTAACATTACTAGTTAACCATGTCTCAATACCAGCTAATTTACGGCCAACCGTACCAGTAGGTGAAGGTTCAGCCTGTATGTTATTGCTTAAATAAGCAGCCTCCATATCACGCTTAATCTCCTTAGCACGTTTAGCCATTTGGTAAGCTAACTCCTTCTTACGGCCAGCTTTATTAACAGCATCTTGCGTACCACTAACTTCAGCTACCTTCCTAAAGATTTGAGTTCTATTACCTACACGAGTAGTCGGCGTAATAGCATCTGGATCAAAGCTATCACCCTCTACTTGCGCATTATTAGCATCAGCTGCTGCCAATGCATCAATCTGCCACTCATGTAAAGTAGCATTTGCTTTAGTATCACCTATAGCCTCTGTAAATACACATTCTGTAGGTGTTATATTATGGATTTTATCTGATAAATCCTCTCTGTTTCCTACTGCACTTGCACTAGCAAACGTATTTGCTCTAACTGTCATTTTTATCTCCTTTGTTAATTAGTTAGTTAATTGAGCGATTGCTCTAACCAAGCGGCATAATCCTCTGTTCTGCCACTTGTTTTTGCCCTCTTACCAAGGGCCTTATCTTGGTTACCAGATGCTACAGCACCAACTTTTTTACCTGGCTTTTGTGATTTAAACTTCACGACCTTTTTATTTTGTTTCACGGTCTTTTGTGCTTCTTGCAATTTGTCATACATCATCGCTTTATGAGCCAGTAATATATGATTTGCATCAACCAGGTTTGTTACTACCTCTTTATCTATACCCTGATTAACTAGATAATTAGCAAGCTCAGCTTGCTTCTCTGCTCCAGTTTTTTGATCTAAATATTCTGGTAATAACTCTTGCATCTTAATAAGGTTATCCTGTTTAAGAGCCTCATATTGTTGCACTTGCTGCATTTGTAATTGCTGTTGCTGATATTGCTGCTGAGTATAAACTTCATTAAGTTTGTTTCTTTTATCCTCTACCTCCTCTTTTTTGATTTGGTAAGCTTCAAAGTCTAGCTCTCTTAAATTCTTTAACTCAGCTTCATCACCCACAACCATTTGCTCAATTACATTTGCAAAGTTTTGTAGCTTCTCAATAACTGATTGCCTTTCAGCTATCTGCTCTTGCCTTACTTGCATTTCTAATCCACGCCGCTGCTCAGCAAGTTGCATTGTTTTATTAGTATAGTCATCACCTTTGGATGCTAACTCCTTTAGCTCACTTAAACTAAGCTCCGCTTTTTTACCGCCAGAGAGGGTAACTTCAATAAGCTCCTCTTCTTCGGCATCTTCTTGACCCCTCTCTTCGGGGTCTTCTTCTAATCCAGATTCTTCAGCTTCTAACTCTTGCTTAGTATCGCCTTCATCCTCATTAGTTTCTGGTTCAGATTCGGCTTTTTCTTCCTCCTCATCTTCCATTACATTTGCTAAATCATCAGCAATTTGATCTTCCGATGCGTTAGCATAATCAAGATCAGCTTCCTGCTGTGCAGGGTTCACTTCTTCTGTCATTTTGTCCTCTTTTGTTTTTTAGGTTAGATATTATCAGGGCTAGCCATACTCTCTTGTTGAGATTGTATATCTTCGGGCTTCCTGATAATTTGGTTTAACTCAGCTTCTACTAATGTAGCACCGCGATAAAGTGTATAATAATGCTCACGTGTTTGAGCATCGCTAGGCGCAGTATCAACTATACGCTGCTTACCTTGCTCTTTAATAAACTCCATAATCTCCACAAA